AGGTAGGTAGTAGGCAGAGAGTAAACAACAAACAAAGAAACAAAGAGAGAGAGAGAGAGAGAGAGAGGGGGTAGGTATAGGGTAGCAATTCATAAACATTATATTACACTAATACAAGTCAATAGATAGTCTTCAGGGGGGATATAAGGCAATAAATAAAAAAAAATAAAAAAAAATTCCAATTTACCTGTGAAGACCTGTATTACAGGGTAGTCTGATATTCACACTAGATTTTCAACCCCCAGTTATTATGCACTTTATGTAACATATTACCTTGACATGTAAGAAACTTTTTTGTATATTTGTAAAATAATTATTATGCACTAAATAAAATGGAAGAAAAGATAGATATTAAAGCTGATATAACTGCCATTGGTCTGGATAATGTTCAGACTAAATTTGAAGGTAAAGCTACTAAGCTGGAGGCCCATAAGAGGACTTCTGAGGTTGTTAAATTAGTATTACAAGGAGTTAGATATACTGATATTATTGAGTATTGTGATAAGAATTGGGGGATTCAAAGAAGACAAGCTTCAATCTATTACAAGAGAGCTTTACAGTATTTTAAAGAGCAGTTTGATGAAGAGAAGCAATATGAGGTTGATAAGCATACAATGATGTTGTACGACTTATATAGCAAGGGTTATAGAAGTGGAGATTTAAACATCTGTAGATTACTGTTACAAGATATTGCAAAGATGAAGGGTATGGCAATAGACAGGGTTGATGTTACTAGTGGAGGAGATTCATTTGTGTTTAATTATACTAAGCCTGAAGGAGAGGAGAATGATATTTAGATATAACATCCCCTACTTTAATAGTTTTACAGCTATTTTGACAAGCAAAATAACATACATTTCTTTATCATTAATAAATACTCTGAAAAACAAATGAGTTTACAAACATAATAAAAATAAATTACAATATCAAGAACCTTTTAGAATAAATTAATATCAATTAAAATAATAAAATTATGGCAGCACCACCAGCAGTAATATCGCATTTAAGATTCCAAGTAATGACTCCAGAAGCAGATAGAGGAGAGAAAGCAAGTGGAAGCGAATCTAATTCAGTAATAAGATTTGAGTTAAGATTTCCTTTTGATAGTTCATCAACACCTTACTACAAGATAGCCGATTTATCAATGGCAGAAATTAGATTGTTACTAGGGTCATCAAGCTCTGCTTATATACAATTATTTCAATGGGCTAACGAACCAAGTACAAGGCCAGCAGGAAATGAACCAATGGTAGTGGAAGAAACGCAGAACTTTAACATTACAAGACCATTCTTACTGTCATACCCAAACACAATGTTATCTAACCTAGACGCTTTATAAATGAACTTACCACCAGATTTACCAATATTCACAGTCATATTTGCATTTATCCTTATGATATGGATTTTACCAATAGTATTAATATTTTTAGTTACACACTACCTTCTTATGACCCCTCTTAATTATATTCTTAAATTAAGAAAGAGGAATGAAGATTGATTTCACCCCAACCATAAAGCAGCATGAGGCTTGGGAGTATTTGCATGACGAAAAGTCTTCCGAGATTCTCTTTGGGGGAAGTGCTGGTGGTGGGAAATCTTACTTCGGAGCAGCCTGGTTGTTGTATTCTTGTTTAAGATACCCTGGAACTCGCTGGTTAATGGGTCGTGCCGTACTAAAGACATTAAAAGAGACAACCCTTAATTCTTTCTTTACCGTTTGTTCTGACTGGAATGTTAAAAAAGGAGAGGTATATAAGTTTAATGCCCAATCTAATGTTATTGAATTTGTAAATGGCAGCCAAATTCTATTGAAAGACCTTTATCAATATCCAGCCGACCCTAATTTTGACTCACTTGGTTCACTGGAAATATCTGGGGCATTTATTGATGAGGTGAATCAATGTACTGAAAAAGCGAAAAATGTCGTTGCATCAAGGATTCGCTACCAATTAGCGAAATTTGGCCTTCGGCCAAAGATACTTATGAGTTGTAATCCAGCTAAGAACTGGGTATATGACTTCTATAAACAGTGGAGGGACGATAATCTACCTAGTCACCAGCGATTTGTTCAGGCAAAACTAAAGGATAACCCCCATATATCTGGATTTTATGAAGAGCAGTTAAGAAAACTTGACCCTGTATCAAGGGAAAGACTTCTTCATGGTAACTGGGAATATGATGAGGGGAAGGATAAGCTGTTTGAATATGAAGCTTTGTTGAATGTTTTTAAGAATAAGGTAGTGGAAGATGAAGAAGCGTTCCTTTCTTGTGATGTAGCTTTAATGGGTAGTGATAAAATGGTTATAACTCGCTGGAAAGGACTTACTGTTGAGGAAATAATTACAGAAGATAAAAGTTCAGCCAATCATATTGAAATGTTAATTAAAGATTTGGCAGAGAAGCATGGGATTAGCAGAAAGAATATAGTGATTGATTCTGATGGAGTAGGACAATACCTTTCTCATTACATGAAAGGGGTTACTCCCTTTATAAACAACTCAAAAGCAATAAAGGCTGAGAATTACCAAAATTTAAAGACACAATGCTATTATAAACTAGCAGAACAGATAAATGCAGGTAATATTTTAATAAAAGAGAAGGATATTGACATTCGCAACAAGATAATTGAGGAGTTAGAGGTGTGTAGAAGAAAAAATATTGACTTAGATGGTAAATTAGCTATACTATCTAAGAAAGAAATCAAGCAATCCATAGGAAGGTCGCCTGATTATGCCGATAGTTTAATGATGAGAATGAGGTTTTTATTCGGAAAAGGTAATAAGATATTAGCATGGGGTTAAAATGTTCCAAACATTTACTAAGAAAATGTAAAATTTTTCCTATACTTGCCAACATGAATGTTGAGCAAGATATTTTTTGTATGAATTTAAGGCATCAAGGCATAATAGTGGAGTATTTACAAGAGATTCAATCTCTTATGGATAGGATTACTGTTGAAGATGAGGATTATGAGGAATTTCTGGTTGTATTGGCAGAAATTATAGAGGTACACAATGAAACAGGGTCTTATGCGTACAAAGACTCTTTAATGAGGGATAAGTGGTTTTACACTTTACCTAATATGGTTTATTGGGCATCTTTAGGTTATTTATGTGCTATTGAGAGGGAGCACCTTAATATTGACAAAGTTATAGTAAAACTGTCAAAAATACTAATAAAAACAATGAAAAAGCTTGAGAAGATGGCATTAATCAATCCAGGCTGTGATAACGATAAAACACTTTTAAATTAATGAAGACAATAATAATAAACGAGAAGGAAATTAATATTCCAGAAGGATGGACTGAGATAACATTTGAAAAATTTCTTAGCTTTTCAAAGCTGGTTAGGGCTCAAAAAACAGAAGAGGAGCTTTCAAAAGAATATAGAGAGCAGGAAATGAGTGAAGAAGTTCTGAGTTTACAGGTTAGTTTAGATAACATTCAGTTCAATACAAAAATAGCTTGCTTTTGGAGTGGTTTAGATGAAGAAGAAATAGCTATGTGTTCCTTGGAGGAAGTAGAAGACCTTATTAAATCTATTAATTTTGTTAACGAACAATATATGCCTATAGAGTTAGATAAATTTAAGTTTAGGGATGTCACTTATACTTTACCTAAACCAGGAATGAGAGAGCAAAACTTTGGAACTTATATTGAGGCAGAGCAAATAGAAATGAATAATAAAAACCTAGAGAATGGTAATTTAGATATTTTACCAAGACAGGTAGCTATACTATGCAGAAAAGAAGGGGAGGAGATGGGAATAATTAAAGACCATGTTGTAGATGAGAGGGAGAAGCTTTTTAGAGAACTTGATATGGCAACCGTTTGGGATGTCGCTTTTTTTTTGCTCAAGCTAGAGAGTCAATTAATGAACAGTTTCCTAATCTCTCTGAAGACAATGGAGATGGAAAAGCTAGAATCGCAGCCAAAAACACTATAAGTGGTTATGGTTGGCTGAATAGCTTGTATGATATAGCAAAAGAGGGGTTATTTACATTACCCAACAACAATGCAGTGAATAGTGTTCTTTTGACAGATTTATATGAGATTTTAACATATATGAGTTGGAAAAATGCAGTAACTTCATTTGAGAAGGTTTATTCAGAGATAGTGAGAAAATCAAATAAATAAAATGAACAAAGAAGAAGTTAAAATTAATAATTGTGCAGAATGTGGTGGTAAACTAACAGGATGTACTTGTTCTTGGAGAAAGACTCCAGATACAGGGAAATTGATACATAGAAACTGTAAAAAGCAATATGAATCTAAAATGAAAAAAACAAAAACTAAAAAATAAGATATGCCTACATACGGAATGACATACGATATAGTTCAATTAATGACAGATTTTAAATCTTGT